GACTACGCCATCAAGAACAAGACGTGGGAAGGCACCATCGCCGTTCCGCGCGAGGACATTGATGACGATCAGTTCGGCGTCTACGCGCCGCTGTTCGAGGAAATGGGCCGCTCGGTCGCAGCTCACCCCAACCAGCTCGTGTTCGAGCTGCTCAAGGCCGGCTTCTCCTCGCTCTGCTATGACGGGCAGAATTTCTTCGACACCGACCACCCTGTTCTCGACGCCGATGGCAAGACGGTTTCCGTCTCCAACACCGGCGGCGGCTCCGGCACGCCGTGGTTCCTGATCGATGACAGCCGCACGCTCAAGCCGATCATCTACCAGGTCCGCAAAGACTACGACATGGTCCGCCAGGACGCGCCGACCGACGACAACGTGTTCAACCGCAAGGAGTTCGTCTACGGCGTCGATGGTCGGTCGAATGTCGGCTTCGGCTTCTGGCAGTTCGCCTACGGCTCGAAACAGACCCTCGACAAGACCAGCTACAAGACGGCCCGCGAGGCGCTGTCCGGCATGAAGGGCGATTATGGCCGCCCGCTGGGCCTCACGCCCAAGCTGCTCGTCGTTCCTCCTTCGCTGGAAGGGCCGGCGCTCGAAATCCTCAATGCCGATCGCGATGCGGCCGGTGCAACCAACGTCTACAAGGGCACGGCCGAGCTTCTCGTCTGCCCCTGGCTGGCGTGAGGGAGGGCTGACCCATGGCAAAGCTGAAGGTGCTCCGCATCACCGCCAAGCGCGACGGCCGCCGCCGCGCCGGCATCGATCATCCGGCCAGCCCGGTCGATCATCCGTTCGACGCCTTCTCGAAGGCGCAGATCGAGCAGCTCATGGCCGACGATCAGCTCGTCGTTCAGGAGACCGAGATCGACGTGCCGGATGACAAGCCGGCCGGCGGCGGCCGTGGCGGAAAGGCTGCGAGCTGACCGATGGCCTATGCGACCGCCCAGGACATGATCGACCGCTTCTCCGAGCAACAGCTCAAGGAGGTCACCGATCCTGATGTTGAAACCATCAGGACGGAGGCGCTCGATCGTGCGCTTGAGGACGCGTCGGATGAGATCGACGGCTATCTGGAGGGGCGGTATCGCCTGCCCCTCCAGTCGCCGCCGCGCAGCCTGCGCATCCTTGCGTGCAATATCGCGATGTACCGCCTGCTCACCCTGCGCCAGATCGACGTGATGGAAGATCAGCGCAAGCGCTACGAGGATGCGGTCAAGTTCCTGCGCGCCGTCGCCAATGGCGACATCAATCTGGGCCTTACGGCGGACCACGAGACCGTGCAGCCGGCTGGCGGGCCGACCATGCGCGAGGGTCCGGCGCGGACCTTCTCCCGCGACAGGTTGCGGGGGTACTGATGGCCGGCGTCAAAGTTGCCATTACGGTCCAGGATGACGGCTTCCGCGATGCGCTGATGCGCCTTCTGGCGGCGACGGCCAATCTGAAGCCGGTGTTCGATGAAATCGGCTCGGCGCTGCTGGCAACGACCGAGCAGCGGTTCGAGGCGGAAGCCGGGCCGGACGGCGTGCCCTGGGCCGCGCATTCGGCGGCGACCCTTCTGCGGCGCGGCTCCAGCGCCCGCAAGCTGCGCGACAAGGGCCATCTTTACCAGTCGCTCACCTATGCCTCGGGCCGGCTCAAGGCCGAGGTCGGCACCAACCGCATCTATGCGCGCATCCATCAGTTCGGCGGCAAGGCCGGGCGCGGCCGCAAGGTGACGATACCGGCGCGGCCCTATCTCGGCATCAGCGCGGATGACCGCACCATGATCGGCGAAATCCTGACCGACCACCTGGCCCTGGCGGTGCGCAAATGATCGGCGAAATCGAAACGGCCATTGTCGAGCGGCTGTCGGCCCAGCTCACCGGCGTCAAGGTCGAGGCGTTCCCCGACAAGCCCGACACCTACAACATGCACCACCCGAAAGGCACGGTGCTCGTCGCCTTCGGGCGCTCGACCTATTCCCAGCCGCGCGCGACCGACCTGGTGGTGCAGGAGCGGCGCATCGAATGGGACATCACGCTGGTGATGCGCAATCTGCGCGACCATGCCGGTGCCTATGACGTGATCGATGCGGTGCGCCTGATCCTGACCGGATGGCGGCCGCCGGCCTGCCGCAAGATGATGCCGGTGCGCGAGCAGTTCCTCGACCAGAAACAGGGCGTCTGGACCTACGTCATCACCATGGCGCACGCCACCACGGTGGTCGAATGCGCCGAGGAAGAAGACCTGCCGCTGCTCAAGCGGATCAACACCGAAGACGATTTCGGCACCACGCAAGCGCCGCGCGGCGATGGCGAGGATGACGATGACGGCGATGGCGGCGGCGAAGCGCCTGCGCCTGATGACGACTGAAACCCGGCACCACGGAGGTTCGAAAGCCAATGGGTAAGTTCATCTACAAGGGACCGATGTCCGCCGCCACGCTGGGCGACGGCACGGACGTGATCCTCATGAACGGCAAGGAGGTCACCCTGCCGGACGATAATGAATGGGTGAAGAGCCTCGTGGCCCAGGGCCGGCTGACCCCGGCCGGCGAGCGCCAGGCAAGGCCGGCTCGGCCCGCGCCCAAGGCCAAGACCACTCCCCAGCCTGCCGACAAGGAGACCAAGTAATGGCTGCGAATTTCCTTCATGGCGTCGAGACGATCGAGATCGACAAGGGGCCGCGCCCGATCCGGGGCGTGAAGACGGCCGTGGTCGGCCTGATCGGCACCGCGCCGGTCTTTGCCGTCGATGGCACGCTCGCCAGCATCAACGACCCGGTTCTGGTTCTGTCCGATCGTGACGCGGCGCAGTATTTCGGGCCGCAGATGGAGGGCTACACGATCCCCCAGGCGCTCGATGCGATCTTCGATCAGGGGCGCGGCATCGCCATCGTTGTCAACGTCTTCGATCCCGCCGAGCACACCAGCGCGCAGGAAGAGGTCGACAAGAGCTTCGGCGCGAATGGTGCGATCGCCCTCGACCATCCGGGCGTCATCGGCCTCGTCGTCAAATCCTCGGACGGCGAAACCACCCATGTGGCCGGAACCGACTACGTGCTCGATCCCGTCTCCGGCGTGGTCACGCGCCTGGCCGATGGCGCGATCGCGGCCGGCGCGACGGTCAAGGTCGCCTACGACTACGCCGATCCGTCCAAGGTGATGCCGTCCGACATCATCGGCACGGTCGATGCCGCCGGAAACCGCACCGGCCTTCAGGCGCTCCAGGACACTTATAATGACATGGGCTTCTTCGCCAAAATCCTGATCGCGCCCGTCTACGGCGCGCTCAACGCGGTGGCGACCGAGCTGAATGTCATGGCGCACAAGCTGCGCGCCGTCGCCCTGGTCGATGCGCCGATCGGCACCACTTTCGCCGACGCCATCGCCGGGCGCGGCCCGAACGGCTCGATCAACTTCAACTATTCGAGCGAGCGGATGGTGCTGTGCTATCCGCACCTCAAGGTCTACGACATCGCCACCGATACCGAGCGGCTGGAGCCGTTCAGTCAGCGCCTGGCCGGCGTCATCTGCGCGGTGGACAATGATCGCGGCTACTGGTGGAGCCCTTCCAACAACGAGATCAAGGGCATCATCGGCGTCGAGCGCAAGCTGTCTGCGATGATCAACGATCCGACCACCGAGGTGAACCTGCTCAACGAGAACGGCATCGTCACGCTGTTCAATTCGTTCGGCACCGGGCTGCGGAGCTGGGGTAACCGCTCGGCGGCATGGCCGACCGTCACCCACCCGAAGAACTTCATCAATGTGCGCCGCACGGCGGACGTGCTCCACGAGAGCGTCGAATATTCGATGCTCCAGTTCATCGACCGGCCGATCAACGATGCGCTGATCGATGACATCAAGGAGAGCGTCAACGCCTTCATGCGCACGCTGATCGGGCGCGGCGCGCTGATCGACGGCATCTGCATCTACGATCCGGCGAAGAACGAACCGACCCAGCTGGCGCTCGGCCACCTCGTCTTCGACATCGAGTTCATGCCGCCGACCCCGGCCGAGCGCATCACCTTCGAGAGCTTCATCAACATCGAGATGCTGCGCCAGCTCGGCGGCGGCGCGTAAGGAGGCGGCAAGCCATGAACGACAAGATCGCGATCAATCGCGTCACCAACGCGAATGTCTACATGAACGGCAATTCCCTCCTCGGCCGGGCCGAGGAAGTGGAGCTGCCGCAGATCAAGCACAAGATGGCCGAGCACAAGGCGCTCGGCATGGTCGGCACCGCCGAGTTCTTCGCCGGCATCGACAAGATGGAGGCCAAGATCAAATGGGCCTCCTTCTATTCCGAGGTGATGCGGGAGGCGGTCCATCCGTTCAAGACCGTCCAGCTCCAGACGCGGTCGAGCCTCGAAACCTATACCGGCCAGGGCCGCACGGCCGAGGTCCCGGTGATGGTGATGCTGACGGCGGCGTTCAAGGAGTTCCCGCTCGGCAGCTTCAAGCAGCATGAGCCGGCGGTCGTGGATACGGTCCTGTCGGTCTATTACGCGGCCATGGAGATCGACAAGCAGCAAATCTTCGAGATCGACGTGCTCAACAACATCTACAAGGTCGCGGGCGACGACGTGCTCGCCACCTATCGCCTCAATATCGGGGCGTAGCGATGGCGGCGGCCGGGCCGGCATGGCCTGACCGCCCGGCCGCCGTCATCCATCAATCAGGCCAAACCGGAGACAGGCTCATGAACGACAAGATCGAGAAGACCGAAACGAAGGAAGCGCAGGCGCGCGACGTGAAGGAGGTCACGCTGCCCTCGTCGGGCCTGGTGGCCACGGTGCGCAAGGGGAAGGGCAAGGACATGCGGATCGCGGCGCGCCACGTCAATCCGGCGCAGGACCCGATCGGCTATGCGATGGCGCTGGCGGCCCAGCTGACCGAGATCGACGGCAAGCCGGTGCTGCCGGAAGACCTTGACGACATGGATATGGACGATGTGGGGGCGATCATGGGCGCGCTGCCGGGAAAGTCCCTACCCCAAGGGATGCTTTCCAGCTCGTGACGGTGACGGGATGGTCGGCGGCCGAGATCGACGGGATGGAGATTGCCGACCTGACCGACTGGCTGGAAGAAGCCGGCGAGCACGCCAGGGCGACCAACGAGGCGATCAGGGAAGCGCGCGAGCGCGCTTCTCGCTCTTCTTAGCCTGGGCGGCAGCGTGGTCGGCCTTAGCCTTTGCCCACGCCTCACTATTTGCGCGCTTCATCTCCTTCGCAAACCAGATGGAGCCGCGAATGGTCCTGTAGATGGCGACGATGCCGACATAGGCGAGCCCCAGCACCGCGCCAATGCCGAAGAGGATGAAGAACAGAAACAGAATTTCCACAGCCCGACCCTTTCTTTTCTGCCAATCCGAAAGTCTAGCCCGATATGGACAGCATTTTCAATCTCGCGGTGATCATCAGGGCGGTCGATCAGCTGACCGGCCCCGCCCGCGAGATGGCGAACGCCATAACTAATCTCGACGGGATGGCCGCGCGCGGGCAGGCGATGATGGACTGGGGCACGCGCGCCTCGGCGGCTGGCGCGCTGACCGAGATGGCGGCCGGCAAGATCATGTCGGCGCTCAACGGGCCGATCGACGCGGCGGCGCAATTCGAGGAAAGCATGGCGCTGGTGCGGGCGGTCACCGCCAACATCACCGGCGAGGAGTTCGCGGCGCTTACGGCCCAGGCGCGCGAACTGGGTGCGTCCACGGCGTTCTCGGCCAGCCAGGCCGCCGAAGGTATGGCCTTTCTCGCCAAGGCGGGTTTCACCGCTCGCGAGCAGCTCGCGGCGATGCCTTCCATGCTGGCGCTGGCGCGCGCCGGCTCGACCGATCTGGGTCAGGCTGCCGACATCGCCTCCAACATCCTGTCCGGCTTCGGGCTTGAGGCTGAGGAGATGGCGCGGGTGGCGGACGTGATGGTCGCAACCTTCACCACCGCCAACACCGATATTCCGATGCTTGGCGAGACGATGAAGTACATCGCCCCGGTGGCGCGGGCGGCGGGCATGAGTTTCGAGGAGGCGGCCGCCATGGCGGGCCTGCTCGGCAATGCCGGTATCCAGGCCAGCCAGGCGGGCACCACGCTGCGCTCGATGCTGACGCGGCTGGCTGCGCCCGGCGGCGAGGCGGCGAAGACGCTCGATGCGCTGGGCATTTCCGTTTCCGACGCCGATGGCAATATGCGCAACATTGTCGAGCTGATCGGCGATGTCGGCTCGGCGATCGAGAACCTCGGCACGGCCGAGCAGCTCCAGATCATCGGCACGGTGTTCGGCAGGCAGGCGGCGGCGGGTGCGGCCGAGATGCTGGCCCAGGGCACGTCGATCGCCGAATATGTCGAGCAGTTGTCCAACTCGGGCGGCCGCGCGGCGCAAGTCGCCTCTGACATGGGCGACAATTTGCGCGGCGCGCGCGTTGAGTTCACCTCGGCGATCGAGGGACTGAACATCAGCCTTGGCACGATATTGCTGCCGACGATGACGGAGATCGCGCGCACGGCAACGCGGGTGGTGCAGAACCTGATGAGCTGGGCCGAGGCCAATCCCGGCATTGCCGAGACGGCGATGAAGATGGCGCTGGTGGGCGGCATGGCGCTGTCGATCGTCGCGCCGATCCTGTCGATCATCGGCGGCTTCTGGACCATGGCCGGCGCGGGCCTGGTGGCGCTCTCGCGCCTCGGCATGCTGTTCATCTGGCTTGTGCCGAAGATTGTCGCCGCCTCGGCTGCGGTGCTTGGCCTAGCTTACAGGTTGGTTCTCGCGGCCGCCAGCGCCGTCCCCGCCATGCTGTCCGGCCTCGCCTCCATGGGCGCGGCGCTGGGCGGGTCGATCCTCGCCGGCCTGCGCGCCGTCACCATGGCGGCCCGCGCCATGGGGCTTGCCTTCCTGATGAACCCGGTGGTGCTGATCGCGGTCGCCATCGCGGGCGCGGCCTTCCTCATCTGGCAATATTGGGAGCCGATTTCCGCCTTCTTCGTCTCGCTCTGGGGCGACGTTCAAACGGTCTTTGAGGGCTTTTCAACCTGGCTTTCAGGCTGGTGGGAAACCCTCACCGGATGGTTCGGCGAGGGCTTCGACTGGTCGGGCATGATACCCGACATCGACTGGGCCGCGCTCGTGCCGCCGCTCGAATGGTCAACGGTGTTCACCGTGCTCGACTGGGCGACCTGGCTCCTGCCGATCCGCTGGCTCGACTTCATTCCCGGTTTCTCCTGGGCTGAAATCTTCGCCGGCATCGCCGCCTTCGAATGGTCGAGCCTGATCCCGGACCTCGACTGGTCGGCGATCATCCCGGCTGCGCCCGATATCGACTGGTCTTCCGTCACCGATGCGATCGCGGTGCCGTTCACCATGGCCTTCGACCTGGTCGATGCCGTGTGGGGCCGGTTGCAGTCGCTGTTCGAATGGTCGCCGATCGAGGCGATCACCGGCGCGTTCGGCGGTATCGGCGAGACGCTGGTCGGCTTCATCTCCGACGCGGCCGACATGGCGGGCGCGGCATGGAACCGCGTCACCTCGCTGTTCTCCAGCTCCGACGCCGTCGATCTGGCCGCGCGCGACCCGGCCTCGATCGAGCGCGCGACCCGCGCTGCGCATGAGCTGGCCGAGGCGCTTGAGGGTGTCGCCGGCCTCGACCTGTCGTCGGCGCAGGCCGGCGTCAACGCCGTCACGGAAGCCGCCGCCCAGGCCATCGCCTCGGCCGGAGGCATTCCGCGCGCCGCCAATGATGCGATCCGCGCCGCCCGCTCGATCGTGGCGCAGGCGTCCTTCCACAATGAGGGTGTGGCGCTTATGGCAACCCTTGCGGCCGGCATCCGCGCAGGCGCGTCCCAGGCGGTCGCGGCCGTGCGCGAGACCGTCCAGGTGATGCGCGACCACCTTCCGCATTCGCCCGCCAAGGTCGGCCCGCTTTCCGATCTGCACCGCGTCCGGTTCGCCGAGACGTTGGCCGAGGCGGTGCGGCCCGCGCCTGCGATCGAGGCGGTGCAGCGCCTGGCGGCCGGCATGGCGGCTGCCCTTGCCGGGGCCACTCTGTCGCTGCCGGCCGCCGCCGCGCAGCTGCCCTCCATTCCGGCCGCCGCGATCGCCATGCCGCAGGTCGGCGTCAGTCAGGCTGATGGCGGCCTCGGCGCTGGCGGTGGCATTGGTGCTGCCCAGCCGGGCGTGCAGGTATCGATCGACTTCAGCCCGAACATCACCATGCAGGGCGGCGGGGGCGGCGATGGCGGCAGCGCGCAGTCCCGCGAGCAGATGCGCGAGCTGCTGCGCTCGATGAGCTACGAGCTGGTGCAGCTGGTCGAGGATGAATTGAAGCGCCGCCAGCGCCAGGAGTATTGACCATGTTCGCCATGCTCGGCCCGATCAGCTTCCGGCTCATCACCTATTTCGAAGGCGTGTCGAACAAGCGCGGCTACGACTATGCCCGCCACGAGGTGATCGAGGGCAAGCCGCGCCTGCAATGGATGGGCGACGATCTGGAAGAGGTCGATATCGACCTGATGTTCCATGTCTCCTACTGCAACCCGGAAGCCGAGCTGGCCAAGCTCAAGGTCGCCGGCTCGATGCACACCGCGCTGCCGCTCATCTACGGGTCGGGGCAGTATGTCGGCATGTTCGTCATCCGCTCGATCCGCTCGACCGCGCGCCAGACCAATTCGCGCGGCGCGCTGGTCGCGGTCACCGCCCGCGTGACGCTGATCGAGCATGGCGGCCTCGGTGGACTGCTGGGCACGATCATCTCGGTGGTGAACAATGCCGCCCGCGCCAGTGGTGCCGGTTCCAATACCCGCTCCAGCGCCCCGGCCGCTGCGCCTGCTGGCGATCCGGGCGGGGTTTCGTCCGGCTCGATCGTGAGGCAATGACGATGAAGTATGTCGAGCACATCACCGTCGAGGGCGATCGCTGGGATCTTCTGGCCTGGCGCTATTATGGCGACCCGTATCTTTACGAGCCGATCATCGCCGCCAATGTCGCGGTGCCGATCCGGCCGGCCATCGCCTCGGGCATCAGGTTGCGCATCCCGGTGCTGCCTGACGAGCAGGTGCTTGACCGCGATCTGCCGCCATGGAAGCGGGGCCGCCAGTCATGATGGTGCCGCAGGCGACATGGCTGCTGATCTATCAGGGCGCGAATATCGGCTCCGATGCGCTCAATGTGGTCTACACCGATTTCGACCACGGCAAGTCCGATGAGATCGAAGCCCGGTTCGAGGACAAGCTGCATCGCTGGAAGGGCAGCTGGTATCCCGAAAAGGGCGACGTGATCGATCTGTCGATCGGCTGGCTCGGCCAGGGCCTTCTGCCATGCGGCAAGTTCGAGGTCGATGAGATCGACTTCACCGGCCCGCCGGACACCGTCATCATAAGGGGCCTGGCCGCGCCGGTGACTGACAGCCTGCGCACCAAGAAGACCAGGAGCTTCGAGAACAAGACGCTGCGCCAGATCGCCGAGCAGATCGCGGGCGAGCACGGCATGTCAGTCGAGGGCGAGATCGAGGACATCACGATCAAGCGGGTGACCCAGAACGACGAGCGCGACCTGGAGTTCCTGAAGCGCACGGCGGAAGAATATGCGCATGTCTTTGCGGTGCGCGAGAAGGTGATCACTTTCGCGACCATCAAAAGCCTGGAAGAACAGGACCCGGTGGCGGTGATCCCGCGCACCGAGATGAAGAGCTTCGCATTCCAGGACAAGACCCACGAGGTCTATAAGGATTGCACGCTGTCCTATCACGATCCCGAAACCGCCAAGCTGATCGAGGTGACGGTCGAGGACCCGGACGTGAAGACCGGCGACACGCTCAAGGTCAAGGCTCGTGTCGAAAACGAGGGCCAGGCCAAGAGCCGCGCCGAGGCCGAGCTGAAGAAGGCCAACATGAAAAAGCTCACCGGCCGGATCGAGATCGTCGGCGATCACCGCATGATCGCGGGTAACAACATCCAGGTCACCGGCCTCGGCAAGCTCTCCGGCAAATACTACGTCGAGACCTCGCGCCATCGCATCGAGCGCAGCGCGGGCTACACCACCGAGATCGAGGTGCGCCGTGTCCCTTAGAATTGGCATCGTCACAGAGACCGACCCGGCGACCGCCAAGGCTCGCGTCCAGTTTCCCGACCACGACAACGTGCAGAGCTTCTGGCTCCAGGTGCTCCAGGGCAAGACCAAGAGCGATAAGACCTACTGGATGCCGGTGACTGGCGAGCATGTCGTCGTCATCATGGACAAGGGCGAGGAGGCCGGCGTCATCGCGGGCGCGATCTATTCGGAAGCCGATGCACCGCCCTCGTCGGACCCGAACGTCCACACCATCGTCTATGGCGACGGGGCCTCGCTCACCTATGACAAAGGGAGCCAGACTTTCCGGCTCGCGGTCGGTGGGGTTTCGGTCGAGATTTCGCCGGGCGGCGTGGCGATCACCGGCGGCAGCGTCACGCATAACGGCACAACGATCGATGATACGCACACGCATGGCGGCATCGTGCCGGGCGGCGCGAGCACGGATGTGCCTGACTAATATCTTGGCGAAGCCGCGCGATCCGGGTAGGCTGCGCCGCATCCATCGTCATCACCAGTGGCAACCACCCGGACAGGTGTCCGGGTGTGAGCGCTTTGCCCTGCGCGCGATCATCCGCGCATGGTTCAGGACGTTCATCAGATAACTGCCGCATGGTGGCAGCCACGGCTCGACGCCCATGGTGAGATTGTCGAGGGTCTCGATGATATCCACCAGTGCATCCGCATCATCCTCCTGACGCCGAAAGGCTCCGATCCGCACCGGCCCGAGTTCGGCTCGGACCTCTGGCACTATGTCGATCACCCGGTCGGCGAGGCGGTGCCGCATGTGGTGCGCGAGGGGATTGAGGCGCTGGCGCGCTGGGAGCCGAGGATCGAGGTTGTCCGCATCGTGCCGATCGAGCTTTACGCGCATCTGCACATCACCGTCGAATGGCGCATCGACGGCCAGGGCGACCTCATGGTGACGGAGGTCCGCGATGACGTTGCCTGAACCGCACTTCATCGACCGCGACGGCGCAGCCATCACGGCGCAGATGATCGCCGCCTATGAAGAGGCGACCGGCCGGCCGTTGCAGCCCGCCCAGGTCGAGCGCCTGATCGTCAACCTGATCGCCTATCGCGAGAACCTGGTCCGCATCGGCATCCAGGAGGCCGCCAAGCAGAACCTGCTCGCCTTCGCCCGCTTCCCGATGATCGACTATCTCGGCGAGCTGCTCGGCGTGGTGCGCCTGCCGCAATCGCCCGCTGTCACCACCTTGCGCTTTTCGCTGGCGGCTGCGCAGGAATTGCCGGCCATCGTGCCGGCCGGGACGCGGGCGCGCACCGGCGACGGCCGCTTCACCTTCGCCTCGGACCGGCTTGCGCAGGTGCCGGCCGGGTCCCTCTTTGTCGATGTGCCGGCGACGGCCTCCGAGGTGGGTGCGGCCGGCAACGGCTATGCGCCGGGCCAGGCGGCGCAGCTGCTCGATCCGGTCGCCCCGGTGGTCGCCGTAACGAACGTCTCCGAAACCCATGGCGGCCGCGACACGGAAGACGATGAGCGGCTGCGCGAGCGCATCCGCGAAGCGCCGGAGAAGTTCTCGGTGGCCGGGCCTTACGGTGCCTATCGCTGGCACGCCATGACGGCGCATCAGTCGATCGTCGATGCCGCCGTCATCAGCCCGGAGCCTGGCATCGTGCAGGTCTACATCCTGACCGACGAGGGCCTGCCTTCATCCGAAATCCTCGACATCGCGGATGACGTGCTCAACCATGAAAAGGTGCGGCCGCTCTCCGACACGGTCGAGGTGCTTGCGCCCGCGCGCATCGCCTATTCGATCGAGGCGCAGATCACGCTCTTCAGGTCGGCCGACGCCACGGTGACGCTGGCGGCCGCCAATGCCGCCGCCGCCGCCTATGTCGCAGCGCGGCGCGACAGCCTCGGCCGCGACCTCGTGCCTTCCCAGATCATCGCCGCGCTGTCAGTGCCGGGCGCTTACCGCGTCGATCTGGTTTCTCCCGGCTTCCGCCAGCTCGGCCAGTCGGAATGGGCCGATTGCGAGGCGGTCGATATCGTGATCGCGGGGGTCGGCGATGACTGACTACACGTCCGCGCTGTTGCAGGCCGGCATCGCCGACGAGCGGTCGCGCGCCCTTGTCCAGCTGGTCGCCCGCCTTGACGAGATCGACCTGTCGCCGCTGCTCGTCTACCGCATTGACGAGTTTCCGGCCGATGACCTCTATCTGCTGGCCTGGCAATTTCACGTCCTCGGCGACGAGGGCTGGAACCTTGCGGCAACCGAGGCCGACAAGCGCGACCTGATCCGGCGCGCCATCGAAATCCATCGCTATCGCGGCACTCCCTGGGCGATCCGGCAGGCGCTCGCCTCGGTCGGCTATCACGATGCGCGGATCGTTGAAAACCGCGAGCTGCAACAGCAATGGGCCGATGCGGGCGGCGGCTTTCTCAATGGCATCTCGACGCTGGACGGCAGCTCGACCCTGTCCGCGCCGGGCGGCTCCTTCCAGGTGATGACGCGCCACTGGGCCGAATACATCATCGACATGGACGTGACGGAGGGTGTGCTCACGCTCGACGCCCAGCGCACCGTGAAGCGGCTGGCGGAAATGAACGCCCCGGCGCGCTCGCACCTCGTCGGGCTGCTTTACCGGATGCGCGCGACCTGGCTGGCGCAGATCAGCCTGATCGCCATGGAGGCGGCGATCGTCGCGTCCTATCGCGGCTGCGACCAGTTCGAAGTGCCGAGCTTCCGCTCGATCGGGCATGGCTGCGAGCTGCTCGGCGGCGAGAACCTACCCGACCTTCTCGACGGCTCCGGCCCGATCGCGGCCTTCGGTGCGCTGACCGGCTACATTGCCGAGGGCGAGCCACTCGATCACGGCTGGGGCAACTGGTCGGCCACCATCGTTGATGCCGCCAGCTTTGCGACCGGCGGCGATGCGGTCGAGCCGGCCGAATATCTCGACGGCTCCGGCACGATCGAGCAGCTCGACGGCCTTGCCGCCATCCGGCTCGAAACGATCGACGGCTATGGTGCGATCGATGGCGACGACACGCTGGAGTTCGACACGCTGGAGCCGTTCCGGCCGCACGTCATCGACGGCGTCGATCGGCTCGGCCTTGTCGTCGGCCACCCCGGCATCTGGTCGCGCGGCCACATGACCATCCACAACCACCGGCACATCACAAGGGAGGCGGCATGAGCGCCATTCTCGCAACCAACCAGTTTCGCCGCGCCGTCGCGCATGGCGTTGCCGAGGGCGGCTCCGTGCCGCGCGCGGTCGAGATCGCCTTCGGCATCGGCACCATGCCGCCATCGGTGGCGGATGAGGCGCTTGAGGTCGAGCTGATCAGGAAGCCGCTGCTTTCGGCCGTGGCCGAGGGCGTCGTTCTGCGCGTCAAGGGCACGCTGCTCGGCACCGAGGCCGGCAACGCCACCATCACGGAAGTCGGCGTCTTCGCCGAGGGCGGCATCCTGATGGGAAGGCGCGTCTTCGCGCCCAAGCAACTGGAGCCGGTGACGCGCATCGACTTCGATCTTGATTTTCAATTCTAGGAGAGACCCATGGCGAATATCGCGGGCGAGCCGACCTTCCAGCCTCATGTGAGGCAGCTTGAGACCACCGATCCCAAGCACCCCGACACCTGGAACCCGAACTATCAGGTGCTCATCAACAATGACGTCTATCTGAAGGGCGAGGTCGAGACGGTCTTCGGTCAGCTCGACCGGATGGATGAGCGCGTCGATACGATCGAGGTGGACAGCGCCGCCGCCTTGAGCCGGGCGATCAGGCTTGACTGGCTCTACAGCTCCTATCGCATCGCGATCGAGCTGTTCCTCGAAAGCTGGACGCTGCTCGACACCGAGCAGGTCGCCGTGGTCGCCACGGTCGCGGGTGACGAGAGTGTGGACGTTGTCGACACCTCCTCCCTTTCGGCTGGCGAGGAATATGTGATCTTCGACGGCGAAAACAGCGAGACGCTGGTGATTGCCGAAATCCTGACCGGCCAGCGCTTTCGCGCGACCGGCATCCTGGCGCACACCTTCGGCGAGGGCGCGGTCATCGCCCGCACCAACTGGCTTGTCGATCATGGCAGGGCGATCGCGGGCGATGGCGGGGTGTATTTTTCGCAGCCGCTCAATCTCGGCATCGCGCCCGGCCCGCGCGCCGTTGTCCTTCGCCGCGCCGATACGGACCTGGAAATCACCGTCGCCTTCAAGGATGCGACCCACGTCGAGTGGACCGATGTGCCGTGGAGCTGGCGGCGCGAGATCGCGCCTGGTGTGATCGATGTCGAATATTACGTGCCGGCGTCCGGCGAGTTCCGGCTGAAGATCACCAGCGCCCATGGCGAGAGCGAGACGGACCTGACGGTGCATAATTTCGTCGGCGTCACGGAGCCGACGAACCTGGGCGGCATCCACAACGGCCCGTTCCAGCCCGTCAATGCCGCGCCCGAGGATGCCGCCACCGGCCTGCCTGAGACGCCGACGCTGGCGATCGCCGGTTATTCGTCGCCGGGCAACAGCCCGCAGCAGGCGATCGAGTTCCAGTTGATCGAGGCGGCCGGTAGTTTCGACGCGGCGCTGGAGGAGAGCGGATCGCTTCCGGCCGGCAACGCATGGTCGGTTCCGCCTGCCGTTCTGACCGAGGGAGGAGCCTATCGCTGGCGCGCCCGCGTCCAGGACGCGGAGGGCGAGTGGTCGCCATGGTCGATCCCGACCGGCTTCACCGCCGCCGCGAGCTTTGAATATGTTCGTGCACCGCAGAACACCAGCCCGGCGAACGGCGCAACCGACATCGCCGCGCAGCCAACGCTCTATACTTCCGAGTTCGAGGTCCATGGCGGCGGCGAGGAAGATCACGTCGCCACCCAGTGGCAGATCAGGCGGGCGACCGGCTCTTATTCCGACCCGGCATGGGACAGCGGCGAAGATGGCGTCAATCTCGTTGAGGTCGTGGTTCCGGCCGAGGTGCTTCAGGATGGCGAGACCGCCTATTTCTGGCGGGCGCGGCACAAGGGCGACACCAACGGCTTCTCGGAATGGTCGGCCGAGACCCGCTTCACCACCAAGGAGCTGTTCGCCGTCATCATCGGCATCTCGTTGGTCAACTCCGGCGGCGGTGCCGGCGTCTGGGCGCGCGTGGATGAAGATGGCAACAACCGGGCGGTCGATGCCTCCTACTTCAACAACCATCCCGTCTTCGCCGGCGTCACCGATGTGACGATCGACGGGCAGGCGATGGTGCTGGTCCCGGCCTTCTACTTCAGGGTGGCCGACGCGCCGATCGGCTCCGATCGCGCCGGCCGGCGCTGCTGGTGGATTTCCGACCAGCCGCTTCCGGGCTTCGAGCGCCATCCGGCCTTCTTCGATGCCGGCCAGCCGATCCCGCATTTCTATGTCGGCAAGTATCAGGGCACGGCGGATGGCGGCACCAAGCTCGGCTCGGCCGCTGGCGTCAATCCGCTGGTGTCGCTCGACTTCCCGACCATGAAGGCGCGGGCGGCGGCGCGGAACACCGGCGGCGTCGAGGGCTTCTCGCTCTGGAGCATCTATCAGCTGTCGGCGATCCAGATGCTGGCGCTGATCGAGATGGGCGGCTCCGACAGCCAGGCGCTGATCGGTCAGGGTCGCGTCAACCAGTCGTCGGCCGCCAACACCAATGCCGCCGATGTCGCGCAGGCGACCTGGCGCGGCATCGTCGGCCTGTGGGGCAACGTCTGGCAGATGGTCGACGGCCTGCGCCTCAACGCCAGCACGGTAGTCGAGGTCTGGGATCGGCTCGGGCAGCGCAACTTCGTCGCTACCGGCATCACGCCGCCGTCGAGCGGCTGGACTGTGAGCGTCAATCACGCCAATGGCGGCGGCTGGGACCTGCGCGACATCTTCCTGGCGCAGACCGTCGACGGCACCCAGAGCAACGGCACCTTCGCCGACTATTTCCATCGCAGCGGCTCTGGTGAGCGTGTCGCCTATGCCGGCGGCAGCTGGAGCGGCGGGTCGTACGCGGGTCTCTTCGTTCTGTACCTGAGCAACGCCCCTTCGGTCTCGTACTCGCTCCTCGGTGCCCGCCTCGCAAAGGTTTAGCTGCAACCTGCAAACTGTGTCCTGCCGGCCGCGCGATAGCGCGGCCCCTTCAAACGGAGATCAATCATGGCTCAATTCGGACTTGAAACCTCGTGGGACGCTATTCCGGCCCTCGATCTGCCGGCCTTCAGTCACGAGCTTGAAGAAAGCGAGTGGCGGCGCACGATCAAGGTCTACGCCGTGCCCGAGGCAGTCAGTGAGACCCGGTACTTTGTGTCGGAGACGCCGGCCAACGAGGTCGAGGAAGCACCGCCCAGCCTTGTTCGCGAAACCGATCTGGTCGCGCATTTCGTGGTCCAGCCGGACGGCGATGCGCAGCTGATCCGGGTGCAGCCGGAGGTTCGGGCCGCGTGATGTGTCTCATCATCTCGACGGCCTGAAAATCCTCACCAAACTGGAAGAGCTTGATGCGTACAGTCACAAGGTGGCATTGCAGTTTCCGAAATACGAGCGTCACGTCCTGTCGGCCGAGATCAGGTCGACGCTCAACCGGCTCCTGCATCTCACCGTCACGGCTGCCAAGCGCTACCACAAGAAAACCACCCTTCACGACCTCGATATCGAGGTCGAGTATCTGCGGGCTCTCATCCGAAAGGCGTGGCGTCTGCGATACATCACGGAGCATCGGTACGAAATCTGGTCCCGGCATATCGATGAAATCGGCCGGATGGTCGGTGGCTGGATCAAGTCCGTGCAGGGCAACGGCCGATAACGGCGGCAACTGGAGCAACGGGTCGAACGCGGGTCTCTTCTATCTGAACCTGAACAACGCCCCTTCGAACTCGAACACGAACATCGGTGCCCGCCTCGCAAACGGACTTCGCCAGAAGGCGGCGCGTCTACGGAGCGCCGTCCAGTGCAGTTCATTTGGGGTCATTGTCCTTTCCCTCTCGGGGATCAAGATAAACCGGCGATCGCGGCAAGTAGGGCTTTACGGCCCGAACGTGGCGATCGCCACTTTTTCAGGAGGTATGGGTGCCTAAGCCGGTCAGCGGGCTGTGGGATACGATCACTTCGTTTGAGAACCTCGTCGCCGCCTATCACGAATGCCGTCGCGGCAAGCGCTATACCGACAGCGCACTGAAATTTTCCTTTTCCGTCGAGCAGAAGCTGTTCGACCTTCAGGGCGCGCTGCTCAACAAGGCATGGTCGCCGGGAGCGCCGCACGAGTTCATGGTGCGCGATCCCAAGCCGCGCCTCATCCAGGCCCCTCCCTTCGCCGATCGCGTTGTTCATCATGCCCTCGTAAGGGTGATTGAACCGCTCTTCGAGCGCCGCTTCATCAAGGACAGCTATGCGTGCCGGAAGACCAAGGGCGTCCATGCCTCGGTCGATCGCCTTCAGGCGTTCCTGCGGGCGCGCCAGCCTCGCGAGGACCAGACCTGGGCGCTCCAGTGCGACATCAGCAAGTATTTCGCCTCGATCAATCATGATCGCCTGATGGCAACCATAGCGCGCATGGTTGGCGACCGGAGCGCGCTCTGGCTCTGTCGCCAGATCATCGGCGGCTATGGCTATGATGAGGGCGTCGGTATCCCGGTCGGCGCGCTCACGTCACAGCTCTTTGCGAACGTGTATCTCGACCAGCTCGACCACTGGGCCAAGGATCAGATGGGCGTCGAGCACTACCTGCGATACATGGATGATTTCGTCATCCTCGGCAGCGGCAAGGCCGACCTGTGGCGCTTCTATGACGGCCTGGCGGACTTCCTCGCCACCGAGCTGTCGCTGCGCCTCAATCGTAAGACCAGCGTGTTCCCGGCGGCGCGGGGCATCGACTTCTGCGGCTATCGTGTGTGGAACACGCATGTGCTGCCGCGCAAGCGCAACGTGAAGAAGGCGCGGCGGAAGTTTCGCCAGCTGGCGGATCACTACCATCGCGGCCTGATCACCTTCGAGGAGATCAGGCCCTATGTGACCAGCTTCACGGGCTACATGAAGCACTGCAAGTCGCGCCGAACGGTCGAGGCCATGCTTGATGAGTTCGTGCTGATCCCAGCAGAACGGGAAAGGAAGAGCCATGAATGATCACGCCCGCGTAAAGCCCCTGAACCCGGTGGCACCCTATATCGGCGGCAAGCGGAACCTGGCGAAGGCCATCATCAAGCGGATCGACGCCACGCCGCATGATTGCTACGCGGAGGTTTTTGTCGGCATGGCCGGCGTGTTCCTGCGGCGTCATCTGGCTCCGAAGTCCGAGATCATCAACGATTACAGCCGCGACGTGGCGACCTTCTTCCGCGTGCTTCAGCGGCACTACGTCCCGTTCACCGAGATGATGCGCTTTCAGCTCACCACCCGCGCGGAGTTCGAAAGGCTCTGCGCGACCGATCCCGACACGCTGACCGATCTGGAGCGCTCGGCGCGCTTCCTCTATCTCCAGAACACCGCATTCGGCGGCAAGGTGGCCGGGCGCAATTTCGGCGTGGCCATGGACCGTCCGGCCCGGTTCGACATCGCCCGCCTGGGGCCGATGCTGGAGGAGGTTCACTCCCGCCTGACCCGCGTCGTCATCGAGTGCCTGCCCTACGATACCTTCATCGAGCGCTATGACCGGCCCGGAACACTCTTTTATATGGACCCGCCCTATTGGGGGCACGAGCGGGACTATGGCGACGGCATGTTCTCGCGGAAGGACTTCCTTCACCTCGCTTCCATGCTGCGCTCGTTGCGCGGCCGGTTCATTCTTTCGATCAACGATCGGCCCGAGGTGCGGGAGGTTTTCGACGGCTTTCACGTAGAGGCGGTCGAGACCACCTACACCCTGTCCAGCAAGGGCGCGAAGCGGGTCGGCGAGCTGATCATCAGCGGAGGCGGCAATGCTCATTGACCTCGGCGCAGAGCGCTCCAGGCGCGAGCAGGCGGCCAGTGGGCCTGATCGCGATTGCATTGTTTACGACCTCGACGGCCGCGCCATGGGCGTCTTCGCCGTCGATTGGGAGCATGATGGTCGCCACTGGACGGCCGAGATATGTGCCTATGATCAGGCCGATGCCGAGGCCCGCGTGGCGTCCATGAGGGCCAGCCTGGCCGTTGCCGGGCAGGTGGTTTCGAAGGGGGATGCGCCGGCCTGGTAGGGGCGCTATAAGCGGCGTTTAAACGAGGTGTTTGAGAGTGTTTAAATGGCGCTCAAACGGGGGTCCGAAAAGTGCGCAAACCTCTTGGCGGAAGTGCGCAAACCTCTTGGCGCGCTACAGCCATTTACCTGCAGCGTCAGTCTT